GGTGATGCGCGCGAAGGCCGCATTTGCATCGGGGTCGGGCGGCGGCTCTTCCGGATCGGGCGGATCTGGCGGATCTGGTGGCGTGGTCTCAGCCGGGACGAACAGCAGCTCGTTCTCGACACCCGGCCCGACGACATAGAGGATGTGTGGATACTCAGCCATTGACAAAACTCCCTGCGGATTCCTCGAGCATCACGCGCAACTCGTCCGCCACCTGATTGATCATGGTCTGACAGGTCGGCCCCTCGAACCGGCACAGTCGCGCCAGCACCGTGAACGCCGTTAGCAGCAACAGGTCATAGCAGACCATGTCCTCGTTCATCCGTTCCTTCGGGAACCGCGCCAGCGACTGCGCCTGGGACATGATGAGGTCAGCCAGCCGATCGGCACTCGCGCCCAGGCGCGAGTCATGCGCCGGGTCATCGGCTACAGAGAGCTTCACAATGAGCCCTCCAGGCGGGCCAGGGCATCCTGAGACGAGATCAACGGCTCTGTGGGCTCAGGGCGAGGGGCTGCGGCCGGGCGCTGCAGCTCCGGCTCCAGCGGCTGTATTATCTGCGGCCCGTTACGCGGTGGCAGGATATTACCGAGCAACCCATTGAGGCGATGCACTGCGCTGTCAAAGCTGACGCGTGCGTGGCCCAGACGCGTGTTCTTGAGATCCTGGTTCGCGGCCAGCGCCGCCAGGGCCAGGGAGGTGAGGCCCTCCGCTGCCTCAACCACGGCCAATATCATCCGGCGATCATCGATCGGCGGCGCAGGCGGCAACGGCAACGCTTCTTCGTTCATAGTCTCCCCCTATACGTGTTCGACCTCTTCGCTCTTTACCTTTGGCGCCACGTCATGCAGGTTCTTCAACGCCACGCCTTGCGCTTTGGAAGCGAGCCAGCGGGGGTTCTTCCGCTTTGACACGACACCCGCCTCCTTGCGGCGCTCGTTCGAGGCTTTGATCTGCTCGTGCCGTTCAGGCGACAGGTTGGTGTATGCCGGGCGCACGCGCACGCGCGGCAGCTTCACGACGCGCGACTCTCCTGGCATGAACGACAGCGTTCCGTCGTCATTCATCGCAACCAACTTAAACGCGTGGTTGGGGAGTTCATAATGGTGAAGAATCCCGTGCCAAGTGATTGTCACGCGGTTGGCTTTTACTGACACGAATGTCAAACCGCCCGCCAGTATGCGGCGGATCGCGTTGGCGATGGCGCAATGTGTCGGCGATCCGCAGATGGCGTCCTTTAGGTCTTCGTTCAGGACGCGGAACACAAAGAGCGCAGGCAGTATCTTGCTCCGTAGTAGCTTCCTTTGCGTCATGACCCATTCCTCCTCCTAGTGAGTAACTGTGGAGCCCATACGCACGGCACGTTTGCCGGAAGCCGAAGCTTCCGCGTCGTCAAGCGCGGCGAACAGATCGTGCATTTCTACAGCGGAGAGCATGGCGCGCACCTCGCCGAGCGGGTGGGTGACCATAAGCGCGGTGATCAGTTGTCGCGCGATCTCGGCCGACTGTTTCACGTTGGCAACGCGCATGTGGGCGCGTTGCTCTCGCGTAACTTTCATTGCCTGACGCTTGGTCGCCTTCTCGGTTTCATGCGCCGCTTCCGGGTCGTGCGTCTTCGCCATACTGATCAGCTTCCGGACATCCCCCAGGCTGCGGATAATGTGTTCCTCACACCACGCTTCCCATGGCAGCCCCTGGGCCAATATTATCTGCTGGAGGGTGTATAGCTCTTTGGCAACACGCCAACGCAGGCGTGTATTCTGCGCGTCGCGCTGATTGAGCCTGCCACACATCCGGTTGATCTCGGCAACGCGCTGATCCAGTGTCAGATCCGCCGGCAGCCTGCTATAAATTGTCACACCCGGCCCTCCCTCTTCATTTCGTGTAGCGATGCCCCTCCCGGCCTTTGGCTGACAGCGGGAATCCTTTCGCCCAGTCGGGCTTGTCGCACATGATCTCGAGCATCTGGTCGACCGATCCGTGACCGATATCCGGCTCGCAGATCGCCTCATCGTGGACCAGGGCGATCGGCCGATAGTCGGCTGCCTCGAGGCCGATCGTGGCGTCCACCAGCAGATCGCGACACAGGCCTTGCACCGCGTTCTCGGTCAGCCGGCCGCCATAGGTGTGCTGCCGCTCCCATTTCCGGGTCTTATTGTTCACCCCGAAATAAGTCAGCATCTGCCGCCCGTCCCGGTGCGGGTTGGGCTCGAGCAGCGGCTTGGCATACCAGAGGCACCGACCTGACGGCAGCCGCATGCGCAGCCAGGACCGTTCCGTCAGGAACCTGATCCTGCCGTCCGCCACCTGGGTGACACGACCCGGCAGCTCCACTGCCGTCTTGGCAGCTTCCTCCATGTCATACCAGAAGCTGTAGATACGTTTGAATGTATCGCGGTAGGTATTGATGGCATGCTCTGCCTCGCTGGGCTGCAGCAGCGTGCCGGTCATCATCAGCACGGTCTCGCGGAACTTCCACCAGCCCATCTGATACCCGGCGCCCAACACCAGGGTCTTGCCGATATGTCGCTCGATGCTGTCGGGCCGGATGTCGGCCACCCGGCAGCCATACACGGTGGCGGCCATTTCCTCATAGACCGGCTCCTTGCGCTCGAACGCGTCGAGCAGCTCGGTCTGCCCGGCCAGCCATGCCAGCCCGACCGCCTCCACCGAGCTGTAATCCCCGGCCATGATCCGGCGCCCGGGGCGAGGGATGATGGCACCGCGCAGCATGCGGCTGATCACCTCGAGCGGCGGCCCGGCCAGGGCATCCACCAGGGTCGCGCCGCAGTCGAGCAGCTCGCGCATCTCCTCCCAGTCGCGCACCGTCTCGCGCGGGAAATTCTGGATCTGCAGACCCTGGCTGATGTAGCGCCCGGTGTTCGCCCCGTGATAGCCGAGCAGGCCTCGCACAACGCCGTCTGCGTCAGCCCGCTCCCTGATGGCGTCCAGCTTGCGCGTGCTGATCTTGCCGGCCTCGAGGCGCAGCGTCAGCACCGCCCGATCGTGTGGCTTGAGGTCGGGGCCGGCGAGCAGGCGCATGATGTCACGCCGACGCAGATCAGGCAGGGATTCCCGCGCATCCTCTTCGCGTTCCGGCTCGTCGTCATCGTCAGACAGCAGCAACTCAGCGACGGGTGTCATCCACGGCTGGTTGTCGCGCTGCAGCTCGGGCGGCGGCTCGAGGTTGACGCCGCGCCCGATCAGATACCGCTTGAGGTTGGCCATCATCGTGCATCGCTGCACCGCGCGACCGGTGAGGTCAGACATCATGGTGTCGAGCATCACCCGTGTCTCTTCCGCCACCGCGCGCGCGGCTGCGACGAAGCCGAGATCAAAGCGCAGGCCGCGATCGTTCATGATCTCGGTCTGCTCCCACACCTCACGCTCGAAGGGCGTGATCGGCTGCAGCACGACATCCAGCGCGCGTTCCACCTTCACGTCGACCGCGCAGTAGTCCGACAACCGCGTCATGCGGTCCTCATCCTCCCACCATGTGATCGTGCCATCCGGCTGGATCGCGCGCGGCCGGCACATGCGCAGCATCAGCTGGTGCCCTGACAGGTCTTTGCGCACATCGAGGCCCACCGCGTTCGCCGCGCCGTCCAGGGCGCCCGGCAGCGCCTGGATGCGGGCGCGTGCCATGGTGCAGTCCCACCGCCAGATCGGCACCACAGGCCAGCCGTGGCGTGGGCCGAGGATGTCGCGCAGGATGATGCGCTCGAACGCCGCATTGTGCGCGACGACGCGGACGGTGTGGTCCTCAAGCGCCTGCCTATACCGAGCGGGCAGCTCCTGCCCGGGCCGCCATTCGTGCGGCTGCTCCTTGTCCAATGCGAGGCGAGCCACCGTCACCGACGTGGTGGGGTGGCTCGCGTAGACATAGAGGCCCGCCCTGCGCAGATCGACCGTGGAGCGGGTTTCACAGTCCCAATACAGGGTCCGCTGCGCAGGGCGGGGCATGGCTCAGAAACCGTCCGCCATCTCTTCCGATTCCACATCGAAGTCCTGGGTGGGCGCGGTGCGGCCAAACGCGGAATCGTGCTTCAGCAGCTGCACATTGTTCAGCCCGAGCGACACGCCGACGCCTTCGCGCATCTGATAGACGAAGGGACGGCAGCTCACCTTGGCCCAGCGCCCGGCGTAGACCTCCTTGGGGTTGGTAATGACTTGGCTCGGGTCAAAGCCGACGATGCCGGGCTGCTCGCTCGAGATCATCGAGATGAACCGCCAGCCGGGCAGATAGCCGGCGAGGTGCTGCTTCTCACCGGCATCGCGCACCACCGCCTCCGGCTTGCGTGCATTCGCCGGCCAGCTCTTTGGATTGTTGCCCCAGGTTGCCTTGCACAACTCAAAGCAGGCGTCGGTGATAAATTTTGTATCGTAGTCAGGCGGCAGCAACAGGGTCGTGCCGAAGCGATCACCGCGCGCGGTCTCCTTCGGTTCGATCAGGTTGGGGAACGACAGCCGGCCGGGGCCGACACGCAGCCTTGTGGCTTCGGGTTTAGATCCAGACATCACGGGTCCTCGGGTTCATGTTTGAAGTCCAATGCTGGCGGGCGTCCCGGCACGGCCGGGCGGCGGTCAGCCTGCGGGACCAGGGCGGTCCCGGGATCGGTCATTGTGACCAAATCATTCCATGCGGCCGGTGGTCGCAGCCGCAGGCGCTTCAGCGCCTTCTCGGCCTGGGTAGGCGACACCAGCTTTGAGATGTAGCGGTCACCGACTGTCAGCTTGGCTTTGGCCAGCTGCCGATCGGCCTCTTCCTCATCGCGCCAGACGCGCCGGCCGCGCTTGTTCACTAACTTCCACAACGGGATCTCGTGCCCGGCATCCGCCAGCCCCTTGGCGTGGTTGCGCAGCGCCGACAGCCAGACATCGACGATGTCAGCGCGGGCGAGCAGCTGACCGATCTCCTCCAGCGTCAGGGTCGAGGGCAGCGGCAGCGCCTCGGTGAAATCAATCTCGGCCTGCTTCAGGGCACGCTCGCGCAGGGCCGGGCAGTCGCCTGACGCGCGACAGAACGTGCAATGATCTCCGGCGATGCGCGGTGCGTCTGGAGCCAGCGCCGCCCTGGCGATATTGACCAAGTCACCCGCGAGGTCCATCGCCTCGTCCGGGCTCATCGTGGTGCTGATCGGCTCCCCGCGCCTGGGCTGCACGACCACCAGCTCAATCTCATCGATCGCGACGCCGGGCGGCACCGTCTGCAACGCGCCCAGGGCGTAGCCGCCGAGCTGTATATTCACCGAGCCATCGGCGCGTCGGATCGGCACGAGATGCCCGCCGCCGGTCTTGAGGTCTCCCACCCACAATGTAGGCGGGGCGACGATCACCGCGTCGGCGGTGCCCCAGAAATACTGGCTCAGACCCTGCAGCTCGAACTGGCGTTCGACGTGCAGATCGCCGCCCAGGCGCTGATGCGCGGCCCGCACCGTGTCGAGATAGGGCTGCACCAGATCGATGCCGTCCACGTCATCCTCGAGCAAGTCAGCCGCGTCTACACTGGTGTATAGGCACCGGGCGGCGATCTCGTGCAGGTCGGTGCCACGTTGCGCATACTCGGTCTTGCGGTCCTGACGCCCCTGCTCCGCCTGCATCGAGCCAGGGCAGGCGGCGCGACGCTCCAGCACGGACATCCCCAGCGGCGAATGGCCACGGGGCGCGATGACAGCCGGGGCGTCCATCAGTCGGCCGCCTGCGCGTTCTCGGCAATGCCCTGCTTGGCGGAGGCCACGATGCTGGCCCAGGTCTCCTTCGGGCAGTCAGCCAGCCGGGGCGCGCCGCCGACCTCCTGCAACAACTTGACCACGGCGGTGTCGCGGCCGGGCATCGTCGTGGAATACAGCCGCAGCACGGCACGCACCTCGGGCTCCTCGAGCGGGGGCGGCGGAGTCTCGGGCTCGGGCTCCGCCGACTCCGCCTTGACAGGGGCGGCCTTGCCATTGGCCCGGGGCGGGCGCCCAGAGCGTGCTGCAGCCGGCTGGGGCGGGGCGGGTGGATCATTGGCCGGCGTCGGCGCAGGGGGCTCAGCGGGCCCTGGGACGGGCGCAGGAGGGGGCTGCGCAGGGATCGGCTCGGCCGCCTCCACCTGGGCCAGGGCGGCGACGATCTCCGGGTGGCCGGCCGCCTCGTCGCGCAGCAGCAGCGCGGCGAACCGGGCGGGCGTCAACGTCAACGTGGCGGTGATCTGCACCACGACTGCGTTCTCGTTGCTATCAGGCACTGAGGGCTCCTGTCAGTTGGGAAATGACTGATCGCTTGGCGGCGAGGATGTGCGTCACCCGTTCGTCGATCGATCGCGCGACCGACAGCAGGGACGCGTGCACGGGCCGCGTCTGACCGGCGCGGTGCAGGCGGGCAATCGCCTGATCCAGTGCACTTGGGGTCCACGGGCAGTCGAGCAGGATGCAGCGACGCGCGCTTTGTAAATTCAAACCAAATCCGGCGACGCTGGTATTCGCCACCAGCACCTTGTTGCGGCCCGAAATGAAGTCGCGCCGCGCAGCCTCGCGCTGGGTGTCTGACGTCTCGCCGATCATCAGCCCGCAGCCGAATATTTTCAGCTTGTCCGCGACGTATTTCAGCCCTTCGATGTGGCTGCCAAACACCGCGATCCGGTCCATGCCGCCGCGCAGCTCCGCCTCCACCAGGGCGACGCAGGCCGGTGCCTTGGCCAAAACGGTCACCCGGCGCACGGATGCCAGCGGCAGCATCATCGCCTGCAGGCGGGCCCAGGCGGCGGCGTTGCCACCCTCGATCTGGTCGAGGATGATCTGGATCTCCTCCAGCCGATCGGACGGCAGGGCGGCGTTCATCGCGGCCCGGTGCTCGCGACTGATCTCTACCGGGACGGTCTGCACAATCAGCGGCGGGATGTCGGCGACATCGGTCAGGGCGAGACGCGAGGCGCAGGTGGCCAGCATCTGTGCCAGCTCGCCCAGGTTCCGTCCGCCGATGATCTGCTGCCCATAGGCGGTGGCTCGTGTGATGCAGAACCGCGCGACCCAGTCACGCTGATGGACGAACTCGGCGCACAGCTCGGGGAACAGGCGCGACAGGTGCGGCCACAACTCGTCCGGGTAGTTCATGATCGGGGTGCCGGTGGCGACCC